GAAATACAGCTAAAGATACTAGTGGTTGTATTCTAGTAGGAATAGGGACTGAACAGGACGTTGTTCATAACTCTGTATTAGCTATGGACTTATTAATCAAAGAAATACTTAATTTAGGCGGCGAAAATATTAACTTAATAATTAAAAACAAATAAAATGAAAAAGTGGATTTTAGTACAAACATTTAAAAAAATGATTTCTAGTCGTAAATTTCTATACACTTGCATAGGAGTTCTTACAACTTTACTTAGTGAAAAATTAGGTTTAAATCCTGAAGAAGTAAAAAACATTTTAATTAGTATTGCAACTTTAGTGTTAGGACAAGGAATAGCAGACGTTGCTAAGAAATAATAGATACAGATTAAAGCCTAACGAGATAGCAGTCATTCAGGAAATGAGGAAGTCAGAGGTTAGAAACATTCTAGTCATTGGCGACCTTCACGAACCTTTCTGTTTAGACGGCTACCTTGAGTGGTGTAAAGAACAATACAAAGTTCATAATTGTAACCAAGTAATTTTCATTGGAGATATTATTGACGCTCACGGATTTTCTTACCACGAGCCTGACCCTGACGGAATGTCTTCAGGACTAGAACTTGAAACTGCTATAAAGAAGATAGCTAAGTGGTATGAAGCTTTTCCTTATGCAGATGTTATGATAGGTAATCACGATAGAATGGCTAGTCGTAAAGCTATGTCAGGTGGTATTCCTGCTGCTTGGATAAGGTCTTACAATGAAGTCTTAGGAACTCCTAATTGGAATTGGTGCGAGTCTGTTATATATGATGACGTACTATATGAACACGGAGAAGGAGGGCAAGCAGCAGCTAAAGCTAAGAACAACTTGATGTCTTCTGTTTGTGGTCATACACATACCCTTGCTTATGTTCAATGGTTCGTAGGTAAACGCTTCAAAGTATTTGGTATGCAGGTTGGTTGTGGTGTAGATTCTACGACTTACGCAGCAGCTTATGCAAAGAACTTTAAGAAGCAATCAATTTCTTGTAGTGTAGTATTGAACAACGGAACTCTACCAATCAATCTATTAATGCCTTTATAGGGATACCCTTTAGCCGTTTTAGGCACTTTCTTTTCTTTTTAATACTAGTATACTAGACAAGCTATAAAGTTCGTCCTATATGTAAACACCTTAATTGTTAATAACTTTGTAAATATACTTGTTTATAATTGTGTGAGTAACTTTAAAGGTGTACTTTTGTCAAACATTAACTAAAACAATTAAGATGAAAAACTTTAAGATTACAAATTTAAAAAGCAAAGTAGTTCAGTATATGAACGAAAGCGAAAAGGAGCAATTCTTTACTAAGAACTCTTTAGGGAACTATAAGAGAGAGAATGTTCAAGAACTAGACAGAGTAAGGTACAATAAAAAACTTCACGACTTTGCTTTCTCAGTTGGACTCTTGGCAGTATTTACAGTCCTACTATTCTTGATGTGCGGTACATTAGGATTCATTGACTCTTTAATATTTTAATATGATAGATAGAGAATATAATGTAATTGAAGAAATGACAAAGATTACAGACGAACTAATTAAAGCTAAGAACGAATACATAAAACTCCTAGAAGATAGAATAATAGTAAAAGAAAATACAATATCTTCCTTAAAAGGAGCTTTGGATATGATAAAAATATTAAATAAAAAATAAAAATGGAATTACTAAAAACAATCAAAGTGAATGAGGTAGTAAACAATATTACTACTTCAGTATTAGACGGAACTATTAACCCTTTAGAAGCTATTGTAAGCCTTAAAAAGCTTGAGGAGATAGTAAAGCAAGCAAAGGTTAGAATAAACGAGTCAGTAATCATTGAAGCAGCTAAACACGGAAAGACGTTTGTGTTCGGAGATGCTGAGATAACTAACAAGGCAAGTGCAGGACGTTATGACTACTCAAACATTATAGAGATAGTATCTATGGAAGCAGGGCTAAAAGCTTTAAAAGACAAACATAAGGCTGCATTGAAAGTTGATGTAATTGACTTAGATACAGGCGAACTAATAGAAGCACCAATCTACAAAGGAGGTAAAGAGATTATCTCTATCAAATTAAATAAAGAATAAAAATGAATTTAGAAAAATTAAAAACAGAGATACCTTTTAAATGGAGGGTACAATCAGCAAATCAATGGGGAGCTTCCTGTGTAGCTTATATAGACGCAAGAGATTGCCAAGACATATTAGACCAAGTATGTGGTCAGGAAAATTGGCAGACTATATACTACGAATGTTCAGGATTATTATTCTGTAAAGTAGGAATAAAAAAAGAAGATGAATGGATATGGAAGTCAAATACAGGCTCAGAATCTAAAGTTGAAAAAGACAAAGGACACGTTTCAGATGCTTTTAAAAGAGCTTGTGTTGAATGGGGTATAGGAAGATTCCTTTATCGTAAGACTATTGTAAAGCTACCTGTAAAAGAAAAAAATGGTAGGTTTGCACCTTACTCACAAAAGACAGGTAAGTTCATCTATGGAGATGACATAACAAAATGGTGTAACTCAATTAGTAATAAATAATTTAACCGAGAAAAGACCTACTCACTAATCATAGGCGAAATAAAAATGTACGAAGTAAAAGGAACAGTAAAATTAATTGCACCTGCTGAAACAGGAGTCAGTCAAGCAGGTAAACAATGGAAAAAGCAAGTTATCGTAGTAGATACAGGAGCAGAATATAATCCTGATATTGCAATCCAAGCATTTGGAGATGACAAAATCAAAGACTTGAATAAATTATCAGTAGGAGATTCAGTCTTAATTAAGTGTAACGTATCTTCAAGAGAGTACAATGGAAAATACTTCCACAATATTGATGGTTGGTGGTTTACTAAGAATACTAAGGATGAAACACCTGTAGTAGCTGAATCTGAAGACTTACCATTCTAAGATGACAGATAGACAAAAATTTAAGGATTTATGCAACCTTACTACTGAGTTAGTAGGGTTGCCTAAAGGCTCTCTAACGTGCAGGTCAAGGGAGCAGAAATTCCAAATACCAAGAGCAGTTATAAGTGTAATAGCTAGACAGGAAGAAAACATACACAGAGATATTATAGGAAAAGGTATTGGTAGAGATAGAACTTGTATTAATCATTATGAGAAGTTTCACGAATCAAACTACAAATCGTATGAACGATACAGAAAAGCTTACATTGATATTTATATAGCCTACTGTAATCAAAAGAAAAAAAAGAAGCGGTTTAAGACTCAAGAAGGTTTTCAGAAATTCCTTGACAAACATAATATAAATTCAAGTGAAAAGTTCAGTACAGAACTAGCATTAAGGTCAGGAAAGTTCTATGTTATTTTACAATTAACTCAAGAAGACTTTTATAATGTTATTGAAATTATTAAGTTTGCACTCAAAGAACACCATTATGAATACAAAGTTATATAATGAAACACTTATTAAGTAGTACAGCATTTTTAATAGTAAACAAAGAACTAGCGAAGCAGGTAGGATTAAAATCGGCAGTCCTACTTGCTGACCTAATTAGTAAAGAAGAATACTTTATTTCTAAAGGAATGACAGATGGTTGGTTTTTTAACACAGCTAAGAACATAGAAAGTGATACAAGTCTAACTTCACATCAACAAAGAAAGGCAATTAAAAACCTAAAAGACTTAGGAGTAATTGAAACTAAAGTAGTAGGTATTCCTGCAAAACAACACTTTAAAATAATTGAAAACAAGTTGTTAAGTTATTTCAATACTAGTTGTGAAGAAAGCGTAAAACAAGTTGTTAAAAAAACGCAAACTATTAATAAGAATAAAGAAATAAGAATAACTAATAATACTATATCTAATAGGCGTAATGATTTTGTTTTTGAAGTTTTAACTTTTGATTATGATGAAAGTATTTTAAATGGATTTATTGATTATTGGACAGAACCTAATAAGTCTAATACAAAAATGAAATTTGAATTGAACAAAACTTGGAGTACAAAGCTAAGAATAAAGACTTGGGCAGCGAATCAAAAGAAATGGGATAAACCAAAGTCTAATACAAAAAGTATGTCTAAGTTAGATGCACAAATTAATGAATGGCAAAAAGCAAAAGAATTATTATGATACCACTAAAAAAAGAAGAACTACAAACATTAACTGAAAAAGTCCTAGACTTATTAGGCAAGACTTCAGTAGAGATAGGACACAGGTCAGACGCTCAAACTCTAGCAAGTCTAAGTAAGATATTTGCATCAGACTTAATACAAGAGAAAAGATTTGGTAATATGACTTGGAATCAAATACTAGATGCATTTCATATTGGAGTAAGGTTTGGAAAAGACGAACCATTCTTAAACATCAGAACCTTTTACAAGTGGGTGTATGCTCACAAGAAAGTAATTGATGACGCAACCTATCAAGTAAGGACATTAGGACAGCCTAAAGAAAAGACTCCTTTTTATCAAGAACCTATAAAATTATTAAGATGAAGAAAGAAAAATTGTACGACCCTGTAAAAACAGGAAGTTTCAAAATGATGTTTGGATTCCCACAGCCAAGTACATACCGACCTAACAATTGGGTATCAATTAGAAAGCCTAAAGAAGAAAAGAAATGAAAACAATAATTATCAAATCAAGTGAAGTTAAAACAGGTGCAGATGCTATATTATGGCACTTAAAAACCTATGGAAATATTACTTCTTACGAAGCTATTAAGGAGTATGGTGTTACAAGACTTGCGGCTATAATATTTAACCACAGGAAAAACGGATATGATATTGATAGTATGCCTTTAAAAAAGAAAACAAGGTTTGGTAGGTCTACTACAATATCTAAGTACATTTACACTAAGCCTATTGAATCATATAGCCAAAATAAGATATGGTAACAGTTAATAGTTTAAGTGGTGGCAAATCTTCAAGTTATATAGCAGCAAATTATCCTGCTGATTATAATGTTTTTGCTTTGGTAAGGACTAATGATAAGAGTTGTCTTTACCCTGATGAAAAACTAAGACAAGTAGTAAGTGATAAAATAGGAATGGAATTTATAGGAACGCTTGAGCAAGACAATATTATCAAAGTTATGCTTGACCTTGAGCAGTTCATAGGTAAAGAAATCACTTGGTTAAGTCCTAAAACATTTGATGAAGTAATAAATAATCCTAGTATTACAGGTAAGAACGGAAAACAGTACCTTCCAAATATGATGACGAGATACTGCACTACTGAAATGAAAATAAAACCTATCTTTGAATGGTGGCAAAAAGAAATAAATGAAATTGTAGAGATGAGAATAGGATTCAGGTCTACTGAAATGAAAAGAGCTAAGACAGTTTTAGACAAACTAAACACTGAAGGAATTGATGAAATGAAAGCTATTGTAGGTAAGAGCAAAACAGGTAATCGGAATAAGTGGGGAATGGTGGAATGGAGAATACCAACCTTTCCTTTAATTCCTGACAATATAAATAATACAGATGTGTTTAATTATTGGAAAAAGAATAAAGAAGTTTCTTTTGAAGATGGTTACTTTAATAATTGTGTTGGTTGTTTTCATAGAAACCCTATCTTCTTAAATAAGATGGCACAAGAACATAAAAACAAGATGGATTGGTTTGCTAATATAGAAGAAGAAAATGCACCCAATACATTCAGGAAGGATTGCACTTATAAAGAAATACTAGAATATAAACCACAGATAGAATTATCTTTTGAAGATTTTGATGACTGTGATAGCGGATATTGTGGATTATGAAAAAGACAATTAGTAAACTAAAGAAGGAACTTGATAAATGGTTTAGCCTTTACATAAGACTTAGGGAAGCTAACGAGTATGGAATGGTTCAATGCTTTACTTGTGGAATAGTCAGAGGTTATAAGGACGGAATGCAGAATGGACACTTCCAAAGTAGGAAACATACAGCAACAAGATTCCACGAGGATAATTGTCAGGTTCAATGTATTAAGTGTAATATGTTTTCACAAGGAGAGCAGTTTAAGTTCGGAATAAATTTAGATGCAAAGTATGGAGAAGGTACAGCAGAAGAATTAGAGTGCTTAGCTAGGACTATACATAAAGTATCAAGAGTAGAATATGAAGAACAGATAAGATATTATAAATTGATTGTTGAAAACTTAAAAGAAGAAAAAGGAATAGAGTAACAAATTGATTATCTTTGGCGTATGATAGAACCCATCTACGCAAATAATGAACACCGAGTAATCATTGAAACTTATATTACAATGTGTAAGGAGTTCGCAAAAGAAGTAAGCACAAAAAGTAGATACAATAATTATTTAGAAGTAGTTGAAATTATTTTGGAGTATTCAAATCATTATGGAGAAGGACAGAGAGAGAATAACTTTTGGGATTGGATGCTAATTATACCTATAAACTTAGCAGTAGCAACAAATGGATTCTTTGCAGGAGTAGAAACTAGAAGCAATTCAGCAGTAGTAAGGGCTTACAGAGTAGTTCTTGATGAACTGGTACAAGACACAGTTAATAAGATAGATAGTATTGAAACGATAAAAGAGTAAAGCCCCGCTCACTAATATAGGCGAATAGATTATGAAAATGAAAATAGAATACTTAGCGCCTTATTTGCCTTATGATTTGCAATGGAAAAGGTGTAATAAAGATAATCCTAAATCTGAATTGGTTTATAAAGTA